CCTGAACCTCGCCGCCTCCGTGGCTCGCAAGCGCCGCCTCGGCGACGCCTGGGCCTGGAACCGCAAGGACACCGACTCCGACATCACCCCGCTCGTCGCCGTGACCCTGGCCCTGTTCGGTCACGCCTACACCGGCGTCGAGCGCCCCCGTCCCCGCAAGTCCTCCGGAAAGGTGGTGGTCTGGTGAACCTCGACAAACTCACCGACGATGAGAAGCCCCTCGTCAAGCACATGATCGCCAAGATCAGCGACCACGCCAAGGCGAACAAGACCCACGAGGACTACTACGACGGAAGCTTCCGGCCAGGGTTTCTCGGCATCGGCCTTCCGAAGAACGCTGAGAAGCTCGAGATGGTCACCGGCTGGCCGGCCACCGCCGTCGACGTCCTCGAGGAACGGCTCGACATCACCGGCTTCGGCGACGACGAGACCCTCACCGACATCTTCACCGCCAACTCCCTCGACACCGAGGCCTCACAAGTCCACCTCGACGCCCTGATCTACGGCATGTCCTTCGCCTCCGTCACCGCCGGCGGACCCGGCGAACCCGAGGTGCTCATCCGCGGACACGACGCGAAGTCCACCACCGGGGTCTTCAACCCCCGCACCAAGCGCCTGGACGCCGCCCTGTCCCGCGAAACCAACGACGACGGCGACGTCACCGACATCACCCTGTGGACCCCCGCAGAGATCGTCACCGCCCACCGAGAGAAAGCCAACGACCCCTGGAACGTCATCGACCGCACCCCCCACGGACTCGGCCGAGTCCCCATGGTCGCCTTCATCAACCGCCCTCGCGCCGGTGACCGCGCCGGGCGCTCGGAGATATCAAAGGCTGTGAGGCGGTACACGGACTCCGCGGTGAGGTCCCTGACGTCGATGGACGTCAACCGCGAGTTCTTCTCCGCGCCTCAGCGCTACCTCATCGGCGCTGACGACGAGCAGTTCGTCGGTGCGGACGGAAAGCGGACGTCCTCCTGGCAGATCGTCACGGGCCGTCTCTGGTCCGTGCCGACCCCGGAGGAGGGCGAGCAGCCGAAGCTCGGCCAGTTCGATCCCATGAGCCCCGGGCCGTACCTCGACCAGGTCCGGGGGCTCGCTCAGCTCCTCGCCGCAGAGGCCGCGATCCCTGCGTCCTACCTTGGCTTTACCACGGAGAATCCATCCTCGGCGGACGCCATCCGCCAGATGGAGGCTCGCCTCGTCAAGCGTGCCGAGAGGCGACAGGTACAGTTCGGCCACTCCTGGTCCGAGATCGGGCGCCTGGCGCTCGCCTCGGCGACGGGGGAGTCCGCAGACGCCGTCGACCGCCCGGCCGTGCAGTGGGCGGAAGCCTCCACCCCGACCTTCGCCGCGACGGTCGACGGGCTGAGCAAGCTCGTTCAGAACGAGATGGTCCCGAAGAACTCCGCGTGGGTCTGGGACCAGCTCGGCCTGCCCCCGGAGACACAGCGTCAGCTCAAGGCAGAGCTCGCACAGCAGCGCATGAGTGAGCTGTCCGCGACCGGCCAGGGCGTCACTTCACAGGCAGTGGAGCTCGCCCGGATGAACCGACAGTCCGGATCCAGCGACAGTGCCGAGTAAGGGAGGTGATGCTCAGTGCGAGATCTCGTGGCGGAAAAGCAGTATACGGAAGCTCTCGACGGCCTGCGACTGCTCGCACAGCGTGATCTGCTGTCCTGGTGGAAGCAGACCGAGCACCTCGCCTGGGCAGACCAGTTGAAGCTCATGGAGGAGCCCTTCGCCGAAATCGTCCGCACCTACGGTGAGCAGGCGGCGTACTCAGCGGCCGACTACCTGTTCCTTCAGCGCAGCCTCTCGGACTCGCTGAGGGGCCTGGAGTACCCGGAGACGGCGGACCCGGTCGCCTTCGAGCAGGCACGGTCCTCCTACCGCTGGGCGATGAACACCACGAAGACCGCGGCTGCCGAGGACGGGACGATCATCGCGGACCGGGTTGCGGCGCTGAACAAGCTGGCGGGAATCACCAACCGGCTCGTCGTAAGCCCCGCACGCAACACCGTCGAAAACGCCGTGGCGAAGGCCGGCACCCGCTACGCGAGAGTGCCCGAACCGGCTGCCTGCTCGTTCTGCCTCATGCTCGGTTCCAGAGGAGCTGTCTACAGCAAGAAGACAGTGCTCAAGGACTCCGGCATGGGGAAGTACCACGACAACTGCAGATGCCTCGGAATCGAGTGCGAAGGAGATCACGACCTCCCGAAGATCAACCAGGAGCTGCAGCAACTCTGGAAGGACACCGCTGACGACTACGGGGACACCCCGACGATCGAAATCTTCGGGGAGGCACTGCACCGGCAGCGTGACGGAACGACCCCACCGTGGATCCCCATCGACGCCAGGCGCATCAACCAGGCACCGGGCAAGGACCGCGGCCCACTCGGCAGCGTGCTCTCCGTGGACGAGATCGAGCAGAAAAGGCTCTACGGAACACCGTCAACCCTGCCGGACACTCCCCGCAACGCCAAGGACCAGAAAGTCTGGGACCAGGAGCAGAAAGCCATCGACTGGCTCTACGCAGCCGGCGCCCGCGACATCCGACGGGTCGGCCTCGGCAGTGAAATCGGAGAGCCGATCAAGACCCCCGACATCGTGATCGACGGACAACACCCCACCGACATCAAGACGGTCGGGGTCCAGCGGATGAACGACCAGTCACGAAAGGGCGCGAAGCAGTCCCGACAGCTCGTCTTCGACGTCCGCGGAGACCCGGCGTCAGCAGCAGAGATCGACAGCGCCATCCGCCGGACAGTCAGAAACGAAGGCGACCGGCTGGACCGTATACTGGTGATCACTGACCAGCAGCCATACATCTGGGAGAGGTGAACAATGTCAGTCACACCGAGTATCGAGATCATCGAAGGACCGCGGACCGCAGCAGAAGCACGAGCCATGCTGGACCGCCTCGTCCCGACCGCCGACCAGGGCTGGTACCTCATCGCCGGCAGTCCGGCGGCCGTCTACGACGAGGACGAGGATGCCGTACTGAGTATCGAGATCAACACCCTCGAAGACACTGTCACCGCCCAGTTCCAGGACCTGTTCGACAACCTCTGTGAGGCGACCGACTGGCACATCCGTCTCGACTGGGACGGGCCCGACGAGTGGCCCGACTTCCCCTACACGTCGAAGGACAGATCCCCAGGACAGCAGGCCCAGGACCTCTGGCCCGCAGCCTGATCAACACCAACATCTCACACCCGGCCCGCCGCCCACGGCGCGCCGGGTGTCGTCATTCACGGAGGGGCATCCGGCGCAGGTCGCCGGGCCGGGATAGCGTCCCGGCGCACAGGCTCGGGGAGAACGCCTGTGTGAGGTTCGAGTCCTCGCCCGCTCCACCAACCCCGCGCCCTGGAGGTGTCGGGGTCTTGTTGTATCCACCCCGTTGTTCCCCTGGAGGAGAACTCATGTCCACCATCACTGGTGCCACCGGCCAGGAGCCGGCACCGACCACAGGGCCCGACACCGGGTCCGACTCCACCGACAAGGCCACCACCCCGGCCCCCAGCGCCGGCGCCAAGCCCGGCACTGAGGACCAGGGCGAGGCGGACGACGGTGACCTGTCGCCTGATGACCTTCGCGCAGCACTGACCAAAGCGCGCAAGGAGGCCGCCCGCTACCGCACGGAGCGCAATGAGCTGCGTCCGCTGGCGGAGAAGGCACGGCAGGTCGAGGAGGCCAACAAGACCGAGCTGGAGAAGGCACAGGAGAAGCTCGCCGCCCTGGAGGCGGAAGCGACCGAGGCCAAGCAGTCAGCTCTGCGCTCCCGTGTGGCGTCCGCCAAGGGCGTCCCCGAGTCCCTGCTGTCCGGCACGACCGAGGAGGAGCTCACGGCTGCGGCCGACGCTCTGCTCGAGTTCGCCGGCACCGCCAAGGAGCAGAGCAAGTCCAAGGGCGCCCCGTACGTCCCGTCTGTCGGACGCAGTTCCGGCGGGGACGACCGAGACTCCATGGCCCGCCAGATCCTCGGACTCTGACACTGGATCCAGCCCGACCCTCAACAACCATCAACCCTGAAAGGAGCCAGACATGGCCACCTATACCCAGGAGACTCTCACCGGAGGCAGCGGCGGTTCCGCCCTCCTGCCCCGGTCCGTCTCCGACGAAATCTGGAAGTCCGCCCTCGCCACCTCGGTCGTCCCGTCGCTGGCGAAGGCCCACCCGATGATCATCGGCGAGAACATCATCCCGGTGCTCACCAAGCGCCCGTCCGCCTCCATCGTCGGCGAGCTTGGCAACAAGCCGGACTCCGAGCTGGAGGTCGGCGCGAAGTCCATCAAGCCGATCAAGGCCGTCGTCGGCCTCGAGTTCTCCATGGAGACCATCGAGACCAACCCGGCGAACATCCTCGACCTCATGAGCGATGAGATGTCCCAGGCGCTGTCCCGCCAGATCGACCTGGCGGTACTCCACGGACGCCAGGCGGTCAATGGCGCAGCCCTCACCGGCGTGACCGAGTGGATCACCCAGACCGCTAACTCCGTCGAGCTCGTCGCCGGTTCCAACGGCCGCCCGGACCCCGCACTGGCGGACTCCGCGCTGTGGGAAGGCTACAACTCCGTCGTCGGTGGTGCGACCCCGCACAACTTCACCGGCTTCGGCATGGACCCCCGCTTCGTCGCGTTGCTGGCCAACGCCCGCGACAAGGAGGGGCGCCGCCTTAACCCGGAGATCCCGATGGGCGGCGGCATCACCTCTTACGCCGGCCAGCCGGTCGCCGCGTCCCGAGCGATCTCCGGACAGATGGACGGCTCCGCCGACACCGGCATCCGCGCGATCGGCGGTGACTGGGACGCGCTGCGCTTCGGCCAC